AGGTAAGAAGATCGGAGGATCAAAAGGTAAAAAATCTAAGAAAGGTTTCTTCTCTAAAATCTTTGGTAGCAAGTAATGCCTAAAAGAAGACTGACAATTAAGGATTGGTCTGGTGGGATGAATAATCGTAAAGATCCTAGAGATATACCTGAGAATGAATATTCTTATATACAGGATATGTCTATTGATTCTTTAGGTAAAATAAAAACTGTAGGTGGTTTGTACGATAGCAAAGAAGGGTCTGATGGTACTACAGATTTATCAGAGTATATTGTCAATAGAACGGCTAATATCATAGGATCTGGTGGATATGGATTCTTTTACTTTGAATCTGATCACAGTGGTTCTTCTGAACAAACAATTACAGAAACAAAAAGTGGAACTGATTTAGCTATTGGGACTGGAAATGGTAATATTAGTTTTCACAGAGTTTCTAGTAGTGATGATACTCCAGCAGATATTCCAGACTTACCAAGTTAATGTCAACTCCTTCCAATAATTATATGAAACTTGTCGGTGGTACTGACAATGGTAATAGTACTATTTACACTGCTGATGATTCTGCGGTTCAAAACTTAATAAAAGTTGGAGATACTATTAAGGTTTCAGGAACCGCTAATAACAATGGTGTCTATACGGTTACTGAAATTACAACTGACGGAACCGCTTTAGGTAGTACTGGTGATGTTTACTATTCTTTAAAGGGACAAATATTAACTGATGAAACGTCTGCTGGAAGTACAGATCCTGTTATAGAAGTTATTAGAGCACCCGGAGATAAGTTGTGTGCATTAGGGGATGTTGATTCTAGTAGCGACAACGCTATTGATGTTTGGTCAAATAATGCAACAACCGATTATGATGGGACAAGCCCTACTACTGCAGATGGATGGATTAAGAATGCAATAAACCCTACTTTAGATGGTGATAATGCACAATATATATATCATTTTGTAGATGAGTCTTTAAGGGTATGTAATATTAATGAGCAAAATACAAGCTTTATAAAGTGGTTTGGATATATACAAAGGACTCAGTTTGCTAGTACAAACGGATTAGTTTTTGCTGGGTGGCAAGAAAACCCAAACACCTTAGCTCCTCCTAAACTTGCTACTTCTTTTACTTACGCTTATGTAAACTCCCCTGATGTCAATGGATCAAGTAATACAACACTTAATTCCAATGAACATACAAGTACAGAAGCAACTAATTTTTTTAGTGAAAATAGAGGAGTTGCTAGAGCTAAGAAAGATAGTACAAGTGAGTTAAGATTTAGAGTTGATACTGGTGAATTAGCGAATATGTTACCAGCAGCTAAAAAAACATTCTTTGCTGGAGCATTAAATGATAACGATAGTTTATTTGACTTTGAAGATAATAATGGAGATGGTGGGTCTACCTTAATAGATAATGACGGATTTGTAGCGATTAATTCAGCTACATTCGCTATGGATTCTAACAGGGGAAAACTTGTTAATGGTGCAGCCTCTCAAGGATCTGTTTCCATGAGATTAACCACTGTTGCAGAGGCATCTTATCAGGTAAGCTTTGATGTTCTTGATACTGGAGATTCTGATGTTAGTGTTTCTTTAGGCACTGATTCAACAGCATTTAATACCAGTAATCAAAGTGGTGCAATTAGTCATAGTTCAAATTCTACTGGAAATAATTTACTTATTCCTTTTACAGCGACTTCTGCAATTAGTTTTTTAATAATAAAACTATCATCTTCTGCGTCTGGTGAGTTTGCGGTTATCGACAATTTAACTATTAGAAGAATTGATAAACTTTCTTTTGAAAACACAAATCCTAATGAAATTTTAGATCAAGCTAGTAATGGTGAAATTATTACAATAGGAACAGCATTAGGGACTTTTCCTAAAGAGGTTTTATTCTGTACAAAGGAATCAAGTGGTGATGGTGGCCCAATAACCTATCAAAGATCTTATGGAGGTGCCCTAGCCGGAACAGCTCCTCATCAGCATAAACAAGGTGATACCCCTGTGTTAGAAAGAGGTTTAGGATTTAACATTGGAGTAACTGATGGAACTGCTGATGGTGAATGGGAAGCAGGAACTTATGAGTTCTATCAAAGCTTTGTTTATGAGAACAATCAAGAGTCTTTACCGCTTCAAATGGGAGATGGAGATGATGGGACAAATTTAGAAGCAGGCACACACACAGCAGCAGGCGGTAAATCTTTAAGGGTATCTGTTTACGCTGACGTTGCTTACAATGCTAGGCTGTATGGGGCAAGAATTTATACAAGGCTAGCCAACACAGATAATGATTTAATTTTATTAGCTGATATAGATATTGTTAAGGGTGTTAAAATGACTTTTGATGGCGATCATGTGGGCTGGACTTATCAAGACGGTAGGGGGTATTATGTTATAGCAGATGCTGCTGGAAATGCAACTTCGCCAAATCTAGATACTTACGATACTATCAATGGATATAGTCCTGATGTACATTTTAATGCTTTTGGCGGTAGAAATGAAATATATAAAGCTTCTGTAATTGCAAACAGGAGAACATTTATTGCAAACGTAAAATTAAAAGGTAAAAATATAGAGCTTCAAAAACATGGTGATAGATTGATGTATAGTGAGATCAACAAGTTTGACACCTTTTTAGAACATAATTTTATTGACGTTTCTAAAGGAGATTATGGTGAGTATACTGCTCTAGAATCTTATGCTGATAGACTCTTAGCATTTAAAAATAATTTAGTTCATGTTATTAATATTGCAAGTCCAAGTCCTGCTGGTTGGTATTTAGAAGATACTATAAAATATGCAGGCGTAAATTTTTCATTTAGCGTTGCAAAAACAAGATATGGCGTTGCTTGGGTTTCTGATGACGGTTGTTATATTTACGATGGTAGGAGAACTACAAATTTAATTGAAAATAAAATAGCTGTTAGTAAAGCATCTTACACATCAACAAATGTTGACTGGCAATCTTGGTACAGAGGTAGTGGTAATGTCAAAGATGTGATGTTAGGATATGATGCGATTAGTAATTCCTTGGTTATGGTTAGAAGCCCAAACGATGCTACCACTAATTCTAATCAAGGATGGATATATGATTTTGATAGTAATGGCTGGGTATTTCATAGCAATATATTTGATGATAATGAAACGTATACAAACTTTGTAACAGACTGGAATAACAATCTTGTTTTAGGCTTGCAAAATAGTAACGCTGTTGATTTTAAAAAGTTTTTACCAATTAGCAAATCATTATCTGGGCAAGAGTTTGTGACAAAAGATATTGACTTTGGTGATCCGGGATTGATTAAGAAAGTCTATGCAGTTTATGTAACCTATAAATCTGATGGTGCTGAGACTACACCTTTTAAATACGCTATTGATGGCAAGCAATCTTTTTCAGGAGATGGGGGTGGTACATTTACAGGAAATTTAGTAGATACATCAGGGCAATGGGATGTTGTTAAGCTAGTGCCAGCTACAAATCCATTACCATGTCAAAGTATTCAAATAAAGTTTGATGTTGGTAGTGCTGGAGTCTTCGAGTTTAATGATCTCAGCATAGAGTATAGAATTATTAGAAATAAAAGAGTTAGTTAATGCCATTAACTGAAAGAGATATTCGTAAAGTTATTAATACTAAGCAGAGCACTGTTGAGTTTGATGGTGTCCCTTCTCCTTCTAGTATGATAGAGGGACAAGTTGCTTTACATAAAAAAAGTAATACACTGTTAGCCTTGTATCGTAAAAAGTTTGGCAAACTATGGAAGACTTACCTGTCTACAAATGGTGATCAGATTATTGATAGAAACTTAGATGTAGTTGGTAGAACTAAATCAAGAGTCACTGCTAAAGATTTAATTTTTGAGCAAGGCTCTGAGTTGCAAATTTCATCAGGAGCAATATCCGTTAATAAATCTTTTCATAAAGTTGCAGTGGAAGGTGGAACATCAGATGCTTTAGACAATATTAATGGTGGCGTAACAGGGCAAATATTAATATTAAAAGCAGCGGATGATAGCAGAACAGTAGTGGTTAGAGATAACAGTACTTCTTCTGGGAATATTTATGTATCAGGAGGTAGTGATTTTCCTTTAGATACAGATGATGACATTATTGTCTTATTTAAAGATCTTGATAAGTGGTATGGTATTCTTACAGTAAGCTTGTAAAATGAAATTAAACTATTTATTATTACACAAAACTTTATTAAATTCAATGGAATTACACCATGCATAAGAAATCC